ATACACACAATACTACCTATCATACTATGTGCATTAACCTACCATACACACAATACTACCTATCATACTATGTGCATTAACCTACCATACACACAATACTACCTATCATACTATTACCAAAACGCTTATATACTTTCTATGTGCACCATTTCATACTATGATCCGAAAAACGATCACTATAACCAACGCGCAAGCAGAATGGATAGACTATAGCTGTATAAACCTCTCGAAACTTGTGAGGCAACTACTTGAGGATTATCACCAAGAGCCACAATCCTCCTCTTCATCGGCATCACATAAACCAGATTGTATTCCTGAAGTTCCATCCCTTGAAGACGCTCTCGATAGTATAGAGCTAGTTAATGGTATTGTTTCGGATTAAGAAAAAACTGATATGTAGCCACACACACACACCAAACTTAAATACTCCCATTACCAATAACATCTTCAATGCATTTCCGGGACTTCCTTAAAAAAGCAAATTTCATCAGCAGGATTGCTAACCTTGAGAAATCAAACGCTGTGCAGGCGGCGAACGTGAGACCGTACGGCGAACTATCGGTATTTAAGGCAACCCAAAAACTTCCAATCCCGTATTATCACCAGTTACGTTACCTTGCGAAGCGAAACACCTCATTAAGAACGATTATTCACATCCTGCAGGACAAGATACTTGAGCGAGATCCTGAATTCATTCCCAAATTTGCAAGCAAGTGCATGGAATGTGGAAAGACGTATGAAAATCAAACAGAAACATGTGATTGCGGCGGCATGACCCGGGAACCGGATCAAGGGCAGCTTGAACACATCAAGGACTTTTTTTATGATTGTAATGACAACGATCAGTCGTTTAAGGCGGTATTACATGAATGCGAGGATAATCTAAACATTCTCGATGACATGTTTTTACTTGTGCTCAAGGAGTATTTCTTTGACGCAGACAACAATCTGAATTACTCGCGCGTGCGCGAAATCCTGTCAGTCGAGCCGGAATGGATGAACTTCGATCTCGATGACCATATGCGACAGGGGCGGGAGCATTGGACTTGTGTCGAGCATCGTACTGTCATCGACGAACCGGGAATATGTGGAGAATGTGGCAAACCTCTGTTTCCCGTCTGGTACATCTATGATGAAGGCAGTAAGCCAATGCCATACCTCACGTACAGAGAGCAGCGACCTCCTAAAGGCATTCTTGCAATCGTAACAAAGAATCTTCCATCTCTCCAAAAATTCTGGCAGAAGGAAATGGAGCAAGTACAGATTAATCCAAACCACATGCCAGTAATGGGGATTGAGTCAGACACGGGGCGGGGTGCAGCGACATATACAGCACTTCTGAACAGCGTGGCAGATATGGACGTCCTGAACGTGTCAGAGAGGATGCGTGAGGGTATAGCTGGACTGTACCGTATAACCCCCCTATATCGGGGAGGAATGGACGGAGTGGGCGGGCTGAACGCTGAGGACGTGCAGCGAGCCGTGACTGCCGAACCTATTGCATCCGCACACCAGGGATATCATGAAGAGATATTCCCGAAATTGCTGGCAATGTTTGGGATCACTGATTGGACGCTGGAATTCCCATCGCCTTATCCATCGAATGATAATGCAGACCTCGACAAGCGGATGAAGGAGGTGCAGATTGCTACACAGATGCACTCGATGGGCTTTCAGGTTCGTATTGATGAGGAAACCAGTGAGCTGGTCTACAGTGGCGAGTCGCAAGCACCACAGCCGGATATGGGTGGATTTGGTGAAGATGACGAAGGGTTTGGCGACGAAGGCGATTATCAGGACGAACTGCTATTGGGGAAATCGTTGCAGAAAGGAAAGACGTATATCAACAGTCCGGATGACGCACCAAAGGGGGCGAAGGTGCAGCGCGGTCCGAAAGGGGGATATTTCTACGAGACTTCCGCGGTTAAGCCGGAAAAGAAAGAACCATCTCCGAAAAAGCCTGCACCAAAGGAACCAGCCGAAGTTACATCTATCAAACAAGCTAAAAAGGAAATGAAGACACACATTAACAATCTCTATAAAACAACAGACGGAAAGATATTACTTGACCGAGCAGAAAGTTATACCGGTGGGGATTACAAATCATTTAATGAATATTTACGAACTGGTAAAATGTCTATCAGGGATTTGCATGGAAAGATACGCGTCGTTAAACCACCGAAAGCAAAAAAAGAGCAACGGGATAGGCAAATAAACCAAGTAAGTGAGTTCCTTAAAACCGCTCCAAAGATAAAAGGCACGATGTATCGCGGCATGATCTGGAAAAAGGACAAAAAGCAAACGAAAGAATTTAAGGAGTTTATGGCACAGATGGAACCTGGCGCAGAGATCACATTTCCAACATTCACCTCAACCTCTACTGATGAATCCACAGCGATGGAATTTGCCACACTTGCATCTAAAAAAGAACCTGTGCATTCAGTTGTACTCACTATGGAGCGAACCAAATCAGGAGTTTATTTGGATGGTGCATCAGCGTTTGAAGTCGAGGATGAGGTATTATTCGACCGCGAAAGCAAGTTTGAAGTTGTGAGTGTGGATCGCAATGAAACCCCCATCAGACTCACACTTCGGGAGGTATAGGTATGGAACGAGACCCCACAAAATTTCAGGCAATCCCAGAAGATTTTATCATTACACCACCAAAACTCGAAAAAAGCACCGAAGCACGAGCATGGGCGATTCTCGGCAGACCACTTGAGAAGGCGCGTAAATACGTCACCGATCCATCCAAAGCACCTAAAGGCGTCAAGGTACAGAGAGGTAAGAAAGGCGGCTATTACTATGAAGCAGAACCTGTGCGCACGTCGTTGAAGACACAACCAGAGAAGGTGAGGGCGGCTGTAAAAGACCTCTATGCAGAAGGATATGACGCAAAGATGATCGCCAGCGAACTCGAGGAGAAGCATGGTATAAAAGTGCATCCAGAGACGGTGAACCGATTTCTTAAGAGAGAGGGCGTTGAAACTACCCGTGTACCGCGAAAGACTGTGAGCCGTAAGGATGTGGAAGAACGAGAGCAAACCATATCCGAACAGGCGAAGCAGATTGAGGACATGGGCGGCGAGATCGAGACGCTCAAGGACGATGTGAAATTCTACAAAGATAAGTATGAATCGCTTACAATGGAGGCGGCTGAAACGAAACAACAGATCGCAAACCTGCGGGCAGCGGTTGAGGCATTGAAGACGGGCGGGAGCGAGGAAACCACAGAGGTGGAAGGCGGACATGTGTCGGCAAAGCCAGAGCCGAAGAAGGAAACGACAGAGAGGGATACCTCTATATATGATCAACCCCAGGTTAATCCTACTACAGGACGTGAATCAACAATGACACCACAAGCAAAGCCAGAAAAGGTAGCCATAAAGAGCAAATCGGGCGTAGCTATGCCGTTTGCCCTATCCGGCACAAAAGAGAACCCCGAAATTAGAGTGGATGGTTCATTTAAAATCGGCGGCAAGACGATAACCGGAACCGGAAAAATCCAACATTGGAAACACAAAGGAGCGGAAGAGGGTCTATATTTCCGCGACAAAGATGTTTATGTGCAGTGTGCATCAGAAATATCAAAAATAAAAGATGCGATATCTAAACTGCCTGCTGAAACATATTCAGCGAAAAAGGTCGAAAGAATCATAGATTCGGATGGATACAAGATTCCGACTATGAAGTGGGAATTCGACAAGCCTATGAAAACCGAAAAAGGAACATTAATCCCCGATTGGCAGATGGGGGCATTCCTGGACGAAAAGGGAATCGATGACATTTCAATCGAAGATGCGGTCAAGATGTGGGCGGAAGAACGCGAAGACGCATATAATGAACTGAAAAGAAGGGGCGATGCAAAAGCTCAAGCAATGTTTGATGATGACGTTGCAGATGTTGGGTATCAACAAGCTTGCGAGAACGCGGGCATTCCAAAGGGACTACGATGACCCCACAAAGCCATACGAAGGCGATCACGGCATTCAGTTTGAGAAGAAGGGTTGAACCATGACCGTAACATATTGCACATCACTGGACGTTGCCAAACTCATCTGGAGAAACGGGGATGGCAGCGATTTCAGCGCATCAACGAACCCCACACAATCGTTCGTAGAGGATTTGATCAATGCGGCGGAGGATTCCATTGACGGACCCGAAGGCGCAAACCGGTCTTGGCGCAATACGTTGGTGACAGATGAGGTCCACGATTATGTTGTCAACCGGAATCTCCGCCGCAGGCATTGGTGGGCGTACCGGGGACAGGTATTCCTGAATCACCGGGCGATCCGGACGTTCGAGTCTGGTACACACAAGATCGAGATATGGGACGGTAGCGCATGGGTTGATCTAATTGCAGGAGCCTACACAGAAGGCAGATCGGACGATTACTGGATCGATTATAATCAAGGGATTATATATTTCATTAATACATATCCTCATGAGATCGAGCAGGGTGTGAAAGTTACGTATGCATACGGAGAATCCACTATCCCAAAGGACATCAAACTCGCTTGCATGAAGCTGGTGGCTATAGAACTGGCAAATATGGATGATCGGTCGATACTCCTTCCCGAGGGAACTTCCAACATTTCGTTAGAATCGAAAGTCAAAGCATGGTCTGAAGCCGTCGATAAGACGCTTGGCGAGTATGCTGAGATTATCTCGGTTTGACTCTACCCCAACTACATACCACATATATATAGAGAAGACCGAATATCAATGCAACGAGGTACAGAAGATAAAGGTATATATCCATCTTCAACTACCCCATATCACATATCCTAAAGTAACGCCGAACATCACTGCAACGAGGTACAGAAGATAAAGGTCTACATCGCTTTTCATCTCAATCATCTCCTTTGATCTGATAGTAAGAGTTTCTCATAGACATCGCCTAATCATTTTGTCCATATATCTATGTTGTCAACATTTCGCCAATCCACTACATAGAATTCATTGCCGTCTTTATTATTCAACCTTCTATAAAACATTCCGTTTGATATACATCTAAAAATATTAGTTGTATTTGCAACCGCAACCGACAAAAGCTCACCCCCCTGCCGCGAAGATATGTATGCTTGTATGGTTATATGAGGATATAACCACTCTCCACTATCCATAGCGAACTTTCGCTTATCATATTCAGTTTTTGTTCCCAACATCCGACTCTTCCGAACTGTGAACGTATTCCATGCCCTGCCCCCGAATTGTACACGGCTCGCTATGCCCTGGATACCAGCATTCTTGTCTATATGCCAAGCATCGATGCCTGCAAACATATCCAAATCTTTTGTGATACCATTTGCCGACACGGATTCTATCGGAATAACTTCGCCAGACAGATACCCACATTCGATAATCTTTGGATAAACAATGCGCACAAAGTTATATGCACTATCGCTCAAGTCTGTTTTGAAATCAACCCCCATTTACATCACATCCTCTGTTTTTGGCAATCAATAACATATCTTTGTCCGACTCACACGCAATCGGGCATCTCCCGAGTTTCGCAGCCGCCAACACGAATGTGCCTGTGCCTGCGAAACAGTCCATGACGACATCTCCAGTGGAGGTACTGTGCCTTATAAGGCGTTCAGCAAGTTCATCGGGTTTCTGCCATTTATGATATCTTCCTTCTCCAAATCTACCATCTGGTGCATTGATGTCTTGTACAGAGAACTGTTCTGTCATAATAGGGGCATTCAATGGCGGGGCGTCTTTTCCTCTGAAATAAAGTATTGCTTGCCAGTTGAGTTTGTAATCGTAAGTCGGCGATGGACCGAGAGTGTTTCGATACGTCCATACCAACACATTTGCAAGTAGCAAGTCGGACTGCTTTGCCACCATGAGGTATGCACCGAGTTCGTCTGGGTAAGCGCCAATAAAAACATACGCCCGTCCCGTAGATTTAACTTTCGACAGTGCCTTTAGCAACCAATTGTTTGCGAACGCGTTTATATCTTCCACATCAGTTGCGTACGGTGGATCAGTGATGAGTAAGTCACAATCCGGTTGCAACGGTATCCAATCATAGCAAGATGCGCAATCGATGTGGGGGCGGGTGGGATAATCATCTATTTGTGCTGCAATATCTTTTTGGATTTTGCTCATCTTATCGGCTTTTTTGATATCTTCGATCACTTTTGTAACCTGTTTTTCAGTCATCTTAGCCGATTTCTTCCCTGTGCGCTTTTCTTTGTCCTTAATAGTGGCAGCGCATTTCTCTATAGCCCTATCTCTCACCTCCGTGTCTTTTTCACGTATTATAGGGCGTATAGCCCGTGCTGAAGTTGCGGCGAAAGCCGCCTTAGCCCCGCCACTCAAATCCTCGCGCTCATTAATCTCATCGATGAAATCCAGCATTTCCTCGATCTCTCGCGCTGTATCAGGGTGCTTTTCGCAGAAGTTTCCGCACCTGCGCCATTTCTCATAGAATTCATCACACCTCATGTGACTCCCTCCGGGTGAGATAAGCATCTATACAGTTTCGCATCACTTCGCTCCAATTCACTTCATTATATTTTTCCATTCGTACTTCAAGCGGCGTGTCAATCCGTACCGAGACGATTTTTGTCATATATGTTATATTTGTTGTACTTTACTATATAAGCATTGCGCTCATATCACGATGTAGTAAGTCAGTCGAGGCGATCAAAGTGAATGAAGACGTCGTAAGCATCGCAGTTGACCTGTTGGATACCAACTGGAACGCGGATAACTGCGTGAAGCCGCAAATCATAGCCCCGATTGAGCAGTATAAACGAGTTGATCTGGTTGAAGGCGATGCCATATTGGTCTATGACACTGGACCATCCATGCGCGCAAAAGGCAGCATCTTTTATGACCATGAAGACTTCGACTCTTTTGTATCGATTGATATTCGGACGGTTGCATCAAAAACCAGACTCAACGCTCTTTGGACAGAATGCAATCGTATCCGGGTGCTGAAGCGCAAAGACCCACATGCTGACTGGCATACACTCTACCATCTGCGAAGAACACCACTTATCAACAAGAGCGTGGGACTCTTCCGATACGTGTTAGACTGGCGATTTGTAGCAAGGAAGGTGAGCTTATGAATTTAAGTTATAACTTAAAAAATGAATTACCGATTATGAAACTCAAAAACACCACAGGAGAAGGGCGCAAGATATGTGACGGCGACCGATGTTTCCTCGTCGAGAACGGGGAAATATTCGTGGTCTCTGACAGTCTTGGCGCAACACTTATAGCACAGGGATTTACGGCAATCAATGCACAAAAGCGGGGGGATAGCTAATGGCAGAAGGCACATTAGTGTATTTACCCGCGTTAAGTCAACTTACGTGGACAGAAGAGTCGGCATTCAATGAAGCGGCAGTACAAGGCGCACAGACAGACCCATTCGGTATTATCGATGGGGACGTGCGACTTCCTGATCCAGAGGTTGGTTTCTTTGAACACCGGAACCTTGGCGAAGGAGCGGATCTCGCGGTCGTCGCACCGGGCGCACGTACTTTGACTGGCAGCATACCCATAGTCTTACAAAATGGGAAGATACTGGCTATGCTGCTCGGCAAATGTGTCACCACTGGAACAGACCCTTACACTCATGCCATCACCGCAGAGCAGATACTTCCAAGCATGTGCATTGAAGCCGTAATGAACGATGGTACAGCGGATTTCCTGCGGTACTTCAGGGGCGTCAAAGTATCCGGAGGCAGGTTGTCTGCGGAAGAAGAGGGCGAACTCAAACTGGTATTGGACATCGAGGCGGCGTATGCAGAAGCAAGTTCAAACACCAAATCCACTCTTGCACCCGTAACGACAAAACCGTACTCGTTCCACCAGGGCACATGCACTTTCTGGGGAACCACGTTCGCCAGGGTCTTGAACTGGTCAATCGACATTAAGCGAGCACTCAAGCCACGCAGATACATCCAGTCAACAAACGGAGCATTCCCGTACGAGATCAATGAAGGCGCACGCGACATCGAACTGACGGCGACAATCGTTGCAGCCGATGACGTTGGCTCTGGTACACATGGCACAGAGGCAATGGTGGAACTGCTATCTCCGACGGCGGCAGGATTCGACATATCGCTCTTGCTCACCCGCGGCGCGTCTGATACAATAACGATCTCGAACCCGACAGCGAAGAAGTGCCATCTAAAAACAGCTCCTCACCCACTCACAATGGCAGAAGACTCGCCAATCGAAATATCGATACTGATGAAAGGCGTTGAAATCAGCGTGGTTGACAGCATTGCAACATATCCGGCGGAATAATCATGACTGAAGAAAAAACAACACAAGAAGTAGAAGAACTCCCTGTTGGAGTAGACGCGTCTGATCTATACGCAGATCAGAACGAGCAGCAGATCACCATCCCCTATAAAGGCAAGCGATGGGAACTATCTGTCAGGGAGCTTACATGGGCAGAACATCAGACAATCGCCTCAAGGATGGCGCAGATGCGCATTACTAAAGGTAAATCTGCGGATGCAACAATGAACATCCTTGAAGGACACATCGCACATCTGCTGAAAGCGATCACAAAAGCACCGTTCCCAATAACGCGGGCGTTCTTTTTACAGGTCAGTCCGGCATTCGGGCGGTTATTGGTCAAACATGTGATCGAAGGTAAAGTTGAGCAGGAGGACGACGAAAAAAACTCCGATCAGCACTCAGAGGACGAAACGTAGACGAGCAGTATACGACAGTGGTGATTGAGCACACGCTTATGCGGGAACTCCATCAACCGCTGTCAGAAATACGGAAGATGACGGTGCGAGAAGTGATGCAACACACAATCCTGATAGACGAACATGCGAAGATCATAAAGGAGCGATCAGAGAATGCCCGATGATGAGATAGCAGGATTGAGCGTTGTTGTATCCGCCGAGTTACAGCAGGCGATGAAGGCACTGCAGGGGATGTCTCGGCAATTTGAGGCCACAGCACAAGTAGCGCAGGAAAGCATCGACTCACAGCAAGAAGGCTTTGAAGACGTCGAGCGGAATCTGAAAAGTGATAGCGAGGCACATAAAAAACACAGTTTGAGTATTCAGGAGGGTCTTAAAAAGGGCGGGATGGCTTGGGCTGCGATGGGTGCGGCTGTTACCGGGGCAATGTATGGGATCATTCGGGCTTCCAGTTATGGCGAACTCTACATGACTCGATTCTCTTCTATCATGCGACAGGCAGCCGATACGCTCATGGTTCGCTATGGGCTGACTGGTGCATTAGATGATGCTCTAAATGCGTTCCAGCGGCTTGTGAGCGGCACCAGAGGGGTTGGTGGGACGTTCCAAGACATGATCCATTGGTGGCTTAAAGCAAGTGGTGTATTGAAAGTTGTCACCTTTTTAATGGGGGTTGGGCTTGTAGCAGGGCTTGCAAAAGCAGGCACAGCACTGGCGGCACTTGTAGGGTGGATCCCTTTAGTAATAGCCGGACTCGGTGCGGTTACTGTATATTTGCTTGATTATATTTTCAGATCAGAGCAGATGGTACGTTCTACGTCTGACTTATCACGTTCATGGAATAAATTCAAAGAGAGTATTGGAGATGGGAGGTATCTGAAAGCTGCAAAAGATGTTATTAGTGAATTCATTGGATGGACATTTTCAGCAGAACAGTGGATTCCTACAGAGGGTCCGTTAGTCGAATTTTTCAATTTTATAAAAACAAATATTGCCCGCGCTGGAACGGGAGTGGTGGAGGGTATTAGAGACCATCTCCGCATTCATCCGGGGGAATTAACGGCTGATTTCGTGACTAACATTAACAAAGGCATAAAGTGGCTGGATACTGCGATTAAGATCAATTATCCTGGACTATTTAATTGGGCTGCGGTTTTTGTAGATCAAATTAGGGAATGGGGCGTTAAGAAGTGGGAGGAGTTGCTCGACTGGACAAAGGAGGTGAATATTTGGGACTTCATTAAGTGGGCTACTAAATCTGGGTGGGATTTATTAACATGGGTAGGAAAGACATTATGGGACTTTATCGTTTGGGCTGCTAAATCAGGGTGGGATCTGATTACTTGGGTCGGATCAACTTTATGGGATGTTCTTGTTTGGGCTGCTAAAAACGGATGGGATTTAATCACGTGGGCTGGCGGCACATTATGGGATTTCATAATATGGACGCCAAAGGCATGGGAAGATTTGATTGATTGGAGCACCGATTTCTGGGATGCGCTTGTAACAGCTGGTGGATTAATCTTAAAGGGATGGAGTGATCTTGTAGATTGGACGGTTGGTGGGTTCTGGGATACACTTGATGCGGCTGGCGGAGTCGTACAAACGGCATGGGAGGGACTCGTCGATTGGACTACAAGCACGTTCTGGGACAATGTCACTCCAGGAGAGAGTCCAGCTACGTGGTCAGATGTCGGCTGGGAAGATGCGAGCTGGGAAGATTGGTTTAATGGGTTCTGGGATAATGGGTGGGTGGATTGGTCACAATCAGGATGGTTTGATGGTGGTGGATGGAGTTTAAGCGGATGGATGGATTCTGCAGCAATTGGCGGACATGTACAACGTACTGGAAATGTGGTAGTGCATGAAGGCGAAGATATCGTGCGATTGAAAGCTTTACTCAAAGGAATTAGAGAAGGATCGACTTCACAGAATATCACCATAGCGCCGAGCGTAACTGTGAATCTCCCGGCAGGTACGCCGAATGCACGCAGCATAGCAAATGAAGTATCCAAGATACTCGCCGCGGACATACGGAGGTTGGTAAAAACATGATCGCGATAATACTTCCGACAGATGCGTGCAATCTCCGTTGTTCTTATTGCACGGCAAAACACGGTATGAATATAATGAGCAAGGATACTCTTATAAATTCGATTGCATTCTCAAAAGAAGTGTTTGATTATGAGAATAATGGTGGACACTGGGAATGGCATGCAGGAGAACCGCTACTATTACCTATATCATATTATAAATACGCCGAAGAACTTTTTACCGATATCAATTTCGATTATAAACGAATATTCTGTACAAACTTGATTCCATTTAATCAAGAATGGCTTGATTTTTGCATTGAATATAATTATAATCTGTCTACCTCTTTAGATGGTCCCCAGTATGTGCATGATAGAAATAGAGGTATAGGCACGTTTGAAACAGTGATTGAGAATGTACTTATGATGAAAAAACAAGATTTTAAATTTGGATGCATTGCCGTTCTATCTGAATATTCTTGTGATCATGCAATTGATGTCTACGAATTTTTCAGGGATCATAATATTGATATCAAATTAAATGTGCAAGTTCCAAATACTTTTCATGAAAAAACACGTGATGCATTGATCAAAATGTTCGACGCATGGTGGAATGACCATGTATCAATGCGAATGCAACCATTTAATAAAATGATCGATTTTTTTTTGGGAAAAGGATGTGCGGCAGAATGCAGTACATTTTGTAATCACGGGGTATTTTGCATAAACACGGTTGGAGATGTATATCCATGTGAGCGTTTTGAATCACAAACTGATTTATCCAGATGGTGTTTTGGTAATGTGAATCATGAACGGTGGGAGGATATTTGGTTTGGTGATAAACGGCAGAGATTCCTCGAATTCGTGAACATGCCAGAACAAAAATGTTTTTCATGTGATTATATCGATTATTGTGGTGGCGGATGTAGCTATAATTCGATTTTACATAATCATTGTGATGTTAAGAAGGGAATTGATTGCGATATAACTAAATCCTTATTGAACCACATCTCACAGGAGGTCGGATGGCTGAAAAGAATATAACACAAGTGTATTGCCTTATGGGGTATGAATGTGATAATAATTGTTTGTTTTGCGCCATCGGCGGGCACCAAGGGCATGTTTTGACCGAGGATATCAAATCATTTCTTTCAGAAAACATGATCCAAAACGGGAACGTATTGTTGACGGGGGGGGAACCGAGCATCCGTCCGGATTTTATAGAGGTCGCGAAATATCTCAAAGAAACTTACAATGCAAACATCTCAATACTCACCCATGCTATGCAGTTCGCGGACGCTAAATTCGCAGATGCTGCATGTGAATATCTGGACGTGGCTCACTGCTCATTTTATGCGCATAATGAACGAATGTATGATTATGTAACTCGCGGAAAAAACACGTTCTCCCGTACAGTGGATGGTATCAAGAATTTGATCGATCATGATGTGGACACGAATGTCCGGACACTTGCTAATATACGTCCTACATATCGTTTTCTCGAAAAAATCACTGATATTGCAATACAGACGTTTGATCTTGATAAAATATGTTTTTCTGGTGTAGATATCTGTGGAAATGTTTTGAAATATCCAGGGATAGTGGTTCCATTATCTCAATCACAATCATTTCTCGAGAAGGCAATTCTAAAATCAGATTTGTTGGGGGCAGTTCCGCAGATCATATTCTATCCATTATGTCTATTAAGTCAACAATCTCGTGAATTATTATATCACACAAAGATAGATACTGAAATATCATCTTACATCGCAAACGATGTTTGTGAATGCGAAAGCAAAACTTATGATTTCGCTTATGGACGTGGGTGTGATATATGTATGTTGCGAAATAAATGTGGGGGTGTATGGCGTTTATATCTTAAGAAATACGGAGAAAACGAATTAAGACCAATCGGGGGGCTTTTTAGATGACGCTCGTCGTAAAGCTATCCCCCCCCTCTGGACTCGGCGGCAGCGACATAGAGTTGAACGCGCAGCGGGTGGATTACGACGTTGTGAGTGACGTCAGAAGCACTCCGGCCCCCATCAATGGCGAAGATGGTATTGGAGTTGGCACGGGGTATGGAGATCGGGCGAAGACTGCCCATGATGCGGCATGCAGGCAGCATCAGGTAGAGGGCGCACCGGTAACGATGGTGGTAACCGGGGTATTCAAATCTACCGCGGTAAAGACTGCAACCGCTTTTATGAACGACTTTGAAACCGCGATGCGCACATGGTGGACGTACATCACCATCGACCCCACAATCTATCCGGCATCGTATCCAACTGTAACATGGCGGCGGGGGGGAGCGGAACCCATGCTGCCTATGAAGATCGTAATTGATGAGGATGCATCGAACCATCCGAGCACGCTAAACACTGGATACCTCGAATTCCTGCTGGTATTGGTAATTGATACCCGCGGCAGCTTATATTCGTCATATCCTGCGGGTTCTCTGACATCTGGCGTTACGCTAACTCCACCCACGGATCTCGGGGGGCTTACAATCCATCTTGCAACCGAATCAATAAGTTATGAGTTGGCAGCCGGCGACCTAAAAGCAGAAGGGGTGGCAAATCAAGATGAAACGCAATTGATACAAACCACTGGGGTCGTCCCGAAATTACGACTCAAAGGCGTGTTTTCCGGGGATGACGCGGTAAATCAGATGAATGGACTGGTTACGGCTGCCTTGCGGTGGTGGATGTATACCGTTGCGAGTTCAACAGACTTCACCAAATACCCACAAGTAACATGGCATAGTAAGACCCGGTATATGCTGATCAGCCGACTATCGATCACTGATCTCGCAGAGCATGATGGCTATGAGATGGCTTATGAACTTGAAATGTTGATAGACTCAAGGAGCGTGACCTAATGGGATGGGATATTAAGATCGGCACCCCTCTCACATCCGAAACGAGTTTCTTATCTATCCGGGTACTAGATACCATCGCCGGATCAAAGAAGTTTGAAGCCGTGTTTAATGACGATGATACTAAAAAGGACGTGTTCAACCAATATGATGACGTGCAGATACTAATTGATGCAACAGTGGTTTTTCGCGGCAGGATTGAGGAGATGGTGCCAGATTTCGACACGCACACAATCACAATCAGCGGACGGGATTATCTGTCGGAGCTACTCGACCGGTATATCATTGAATCGTATTATCAGAAGACACGCTCCGAGATTGTGGATGACCTCGTGCAGAAATACGCCCCGTCATGTACCCGAACGAACATCACCGCAGGCAGCACTGAGAAGGTTGACCGCGTATTCAAAGCTACTGCATGGGATGGGATCATCCAATGCGCCAGAGAAGACACACTCGGCAACGACAAGGATTTCCGGTTTTGGGTCGATGTGGATAAGGACTTCCACTATCATGAAAAAGAATATGCTGCAAGTGGTCTATCCATCACACTTGGAACAGATCCCCTACTCGGATTTGACATCATCGAAAGCGGGGAGGACATCATCAACCGGGTTACTGTATATGGAGTGATCCTCGATGATTCACAGGTTGTAGTGATGGAAGAGGATGTGCCTTCACAAACTGAATATGGCATCATAAAAGAGCATCGTATTGTCGATACGGAGATAACCACAACAGAAGCCGCTATGGCACTGGCAAAGGCGTACCTCCTTGAACATGCATGGAAGCTGGATATTATCAATCTCAAAGTTTTGGGATATACCGGATTAAATGCAGGTGAAACCATATTGCTATCGCTCCCGGATCATGGGATCGGCGACCCGACCCCCGCAGCATATCTGGTAATCGAGAAGGTGCATGAATACCCCTCTTACATTACGTCAATCAAAGTCGCTCGTTATGTTAAGAATCTCGAAGGATTGTTCGCAGACCTGATAGAGCGGATGCTTGCAATTGAGCAGCAGTTTGTTGATGAGGACGCAGTAACAACAAAGATAGTCCGGTTCTATGAGGGCATGGGGGTGGCGGATACATTCAAGATCGAGCGGTGGACGGTATCCGATTCAGCACTCTTCGGAGTAACCGGACATTGTGAGTTCGGGACGGTTAATTGGGGAGATCGCAGGGCATGGGATAGCGAGGTGACAGGATAATGCTTTTAGGTTATAACTTAAAAAGGTGGACATCATGATAGTAGACGCATGGCTCAACGCGGTTAGAAATATCGTCTATGGCGATTCAGTGGATGCTCCCAGTCATATTGCTCTTGGGACTGGTACAACCGCACCGGCGGCAGGGGATACTACGCTGGAGACAGAATCAATCCGGGTAGCCATCGACAGCAGAACTAAACCCGCGGATAAGCGTGTGCGGTTGCAGGGCACGCTATCAGCGGATCAAGGTAATGGTGTATCGTACACCGAGAACGGGGCACTTAATGCAGCATCCGGGGGGACTCTCATGAATCGGCAGACACACACAGCAATATCGAAAACAAGCGCGTATGAATTACGAATACAAATCGACACGGAGATGAGTGATGTATGAGCTATGCATATAATGATCCACTACACCATGTTATCGGCAATGCGCTGAATGACGGCTGCAAGAACTGGGGCGTCGTAAGTGGGCTGGCAGTGAGTGAAAGGGCGGCTGGTGCAAACATGAGTGTTGATGTCGCGCTCGGTGTTTGCTTTGTGGATGGGGTTGAATATACCGAGTCTGGGATTACAAATGTTGTAATCACGGCGGCGGATGGTACGAATCCACGCAAAGACCTGATAGTTTACGATACATCCGGCGGCACTCCCGCTGTTGTTACCGGCACACCTGCTGCAACCGCCATCCCCCCAGACATCCCATCTGGCGATATTCTGCTGGCTGTAGTGGATGTGCCTGCGCTTGATACAACGATCACAAATGACCAGATATATGATGGGCGGGTGTTTGTGATACATGTCCCGTTTGTGCGGGATTCAAACGTTATCCGAGAAGTTGCTGGATACGACAACGACTTTGTGATCGGAAGCCCGCAGCTCGCAGACGACGGCAACTCGAATCACGATGCGCGGATGTTCTTCGACAAGAGCAAAGGCGCATTCAGGGCAGGGAAGGTTACAGGTACGCAGTGGGATGATGCGAATGTTGGAGATTATTCTCACGCTGAAGGATATAACACAACAGCGAGTGGAGATCGTTCACATGCTGAAGGATATTACACAACAGCAAGTGTAATTTATTCTCACGCCGAAGGGGGCGTCACAACAGCAAGTGGAGTTGCTTCTCACGCTGAAGGATATTACACAACAGCAAGTGGAGATCGTTCACATGCTGAAGGATATTACACAACAGCAAGTGGAAATTATTCTCACGCTGAAGGATATCGTTCAAAAGCATATCTCTACGGACAGCACGCGAAAGCGGATGGGCGATTCTCATCCGATGGTGATGCACAATTATCAAATCTTGTGGCACGGATCGAAACTACGGATGCCACCGCGAATGTGGAGATGTTTCTTGACGGCATTGATGATCGAGCCATCCTTCCAGCAAATCGTACATGGGCATTCACCATCAACATCGCTGCGCGGCAGACGGGCGGAACTGCTGGTACGGTAGGCGATAGCGGCATCTACAAGATCGAAGGCGGCATCAAACGAGACGATGCGGGCAACACCGCGTTGGTCGGAGCGATCACGAAAACTGTGATAGCAGAAGACCAGGCTGCGTGGGATGTGACCGCAGAAGCCGATGACACGAACGATGCGCTGGTTGTGAAGGTCACTGGCGAGGCGAACAAAACGATACATTGGGTGGCAAAAATAGATTTGGTGGAAGTTGGATGATAAAAGACTCGAATCGTTTACAGGGAAAGACGCTTGCGGAAGTGCTCGAACCGGCAGGCAATGGCGGCACAGGCGCCATGCTCAAGAGCGTATACGATCCCGACGATGACGGTATCATTGCCGTTGAGCAAACTGAGGCGAACAAGTATCCGGACACGGGCGAGCAGGCATTTCGGGCTGCAGATCGTGACAAGCTTGATAGCATTGGAGCGAACGCCGGACGTGCCGGATGCAATGAGCCCGACGTGGATAGGAAAGGACTTAAGCGAGCCATGCCGCGGAACGATATAGAACTTTGGCGTATCCTCCGTAAGTCTGATGATGTGGATGCCATGATCTACCATCCCCGGATGTCAAAGGCGCAGGTTATGGACATCCTGAAACGGGATTATGAGCTCTCTCCTGCATTCATGAAGCGGCTTGAGGGACTCGGAAAGGCAATGAAGAAAGATGCGCTGGAGACTCTCTGGACACTTCACAAAGCCGTATTTGCGGCAGGTGTGGTGAGGCACAAAGATATCGCCAAAGCTGTCAACGCTATGATCATGCGCAAGACCGGTAAGCGCGCATTGATGATACCAGCATCGACATTGAAAGCTGCCATTGAGGATAACAACCTTCTGGACTGGCGGCCGAAGTCACCGGAACGAACGGCGCGGGATGAGCGGAAGAAGCTGGAGGGGCTACATAAAGACGTGCCGACATTTGCCAACACCAGTCGGGGCGAGACAATCAAGACAGTGCGGATCATTGAAGAGGAACTGGAAGCCGGAGACTACACGGTTGACAGTATCGCAAAGCGGATTGCTGATGAGACTGGTATCGAATTCGAGCAGGCGCGCATCATTGTCAGAACCGAAAGCACTGGCATCAGCAACAACCTGCGGGATCGCAGATACAGGGAGCGAGATCCGGAAGGGAACTTTCGATACGGATGGATAGGGGCGGACGACTTTAGAACAACTGATATTTGTAAAAATATAAAATCACGGATTGCGAAAGAAGGACACGGTAAGGGCGTATCGTTGAAACGGCTGCATGAGATCGTGAAAGAAGAGTCAATCAAAGGCAACGGAAAGGGGTGGAAATACCGGAGCTTATTGCCGCATCCCAATTGTCGGCATTCATTAGTTAGGATAGTCTAACTTTTAAGTTATAACAAAAAAACGATCATGCTCAAAGCAGAAATACGGAAGACGAATAACATCCTCACCGCCGCCAAAAAGATTGAGGAGGGTGTGGATAATGGACTCGATAAATTGATAGATTTTATCTTCATGAGATCGCAGGAACTTGTGCCCAAAGACGAAGGAACGCTCCAAAAATCAGCAGAACCTATATTACGAGATCATTTAAGAAAAGAGATTGTTTACCGTGCGCTTCATGCCCGTTTCGTTGAGTTAGGCACAGACCCAAGAGAACGGATGCCGCCAGTCGAGACTATCGAGCGATGGGTTGTGCGGAAAGGCATTGAGCGCAAGGGGAAAGCATCCAGACAAGCGGCGTGGGCAATAGCGAAATTCATTCAAAAAAGGGGTACAGAACCACATCCGTACCTACGCCCAGCCGTGCACGAGGCGTTAGTCCGATGCAAAGAGTTTGTGAAGGATGATGTTCAAGTCAGTATTAGTGAGATTCGTTGATCTGCTTTAGCCGCTCCTCAACGAGTTGTCTTGCTGTTCGGCTCGGTGCGGGGAATCGCTCTCCTTCTCGCTTTTTGGATTCTTTCAACAGGGCGTTGTACGTTGTCATCGATATCTTCACCGACAGTTGTTTGACTTCGTGTTCTGGCATTATTACATTACATTACAGCGCACCTTTTTAAACTTTTCTGCATTACTTTAAATCACCACTCTTTATATATCGGGCTAACTAAAACACAAGTCATGCCACTCGCGGGGTATAAAGACTTCGATGCTTGCGTTAAAGGAATGATGGATAAGCAAGGATACGATGAGGAAACGGCAAAAAAGGTATGCGGCAAACTTAAGGCGGAACTGGAAAAATCCGCCGATGACCTCCTAAACGAACTTAAGGCGGAGTACGGAGAGGATAAGCGGCTATTTCTTGGTAAATTGAGCGTAGATGTCAAGGACAAACAAAACGACAGGATAAGCCCAGATGCATTCGAGGAGGTGATGCCGATCTTCATGAAGCGTGGCGTCTTGATCGACACACACACAAACAAGGTTGTCGGAAAGCCCCTACGTCACTGGATGCGCGAGGGAGACAAGGGCGAGGAGGTTGTCGTCGGCTGGCAGGTCTACGATGATTTCAGTATCGATGATGAGATGTGGCACAAGATCCTCAGTGGCGACTATGGCGGGATGTCGATTGGCGGTATGGCTCTACCGGGAAAACAGAATGTCGTATGTGGGGGGGATGGTTGCTATGTGCAGATTAATGGTATCGAGCTATGGGAAGGTTCAGCCGTCGAAAAGCCGGCAAATACAGAAGCGACAATCATGGCAGTGAATGAACTCGCTAAATCAGATATTACAGTCATGCCCGAAGACGGGCTATTGGCAAAAAATGAGGTAATCATGGCAGACAATGAAATCGAAAAGACCACGGCGGAAACCCCGTCTGCCTCAGAAGGGGATAACACCGTGCGTAAAGAAGATGAGACGACTCTGGCACCTCCTGCAGAAGAGGATGCCGGTAATGATATTGAGACCAAGCTCGAAGCGGTTATCGACCTGCTACAGAGCCTAACCTCAAGGATGGATGCAGTCGAGGAAATCGTTGCTCCTGTTGAGAAAGCAGACGACGCAGAGCCGAAAGAGGAAACACCGAAAGAGGAAAAACCGAAAGAGGAAGAGGAGATCAAGAAGACAGAAACCCCGAAGATCAGCACAGACACCATCGAGAAGGCAGTCGCAGCAGCTGTTGAGAAGAACGTCCAGCCGGCACTCACAAAGGCATTGCAGAAGGCTGGCTTTGTAGCAGCGGAACGTCCTGCTATGGCAGGTGCAAAGCCACTGATTAAGGATGATGCACCGAAGGCATTGACTCTTGATCAGATCAGTAAGATGTCCTTTGAGGAACTCAATCACATGGAGGTGGCATGAATGCGCGGATTCATCAAGACAATCCAAGACCTTGAGGAGATGTATTACATCGATCCTCAGATGCGCCAGTTCCTGACGAAAGCCGACGAGCCGGTAGTCTCGACCACGACCGGCGTATATAACCCGATATACGGTGCGAAGTGCTGGGTGCAGCTCAATCAGGAGATTAACGCATGGTCGTTGCTTCCGAAGATTCCATGGACACAGAGCGGATGGAGAGTAATCACCGCAAGAGGCGACACTCCCCCTGTTGGAGGCGTTGCGGAGAATGCGGCGATACCTGAGACCGGAAAACCGACATGGGCGACGGTCAGCACGAAGCCAAAGACGGTTGCACACGCGTTCGCGGCGTCCGAAGTGCAGCAGTTCCTTGGAACAGTTGATGACTCTCTTGGCGACACGATGGGCGCACTGCGGGAGTATTTCAGCGCGGAGCATGCCGAGCATCTCAATAAGATGCTCTTGACTGACAACGACACGCTGGCAGGCAATAATGTCGAATCGATCGATCGGGTAGTCGGATCGTATTCAGAAATCAGCGGAGTTGGACAAACCGCTGGGGACCTTGACATATACAGTCTTGACCGAGATGCTGCGGCGACGTGGGCGGACGCATACGTAGATCACAACAGCGGCACAGACAGGACGTTCACGATGGACATGCTCGACACCGCAATCCGAACGATCAAAGTCAATTCCGGATTCAAACCGAATGTGATCCTCACAGGTGAGGACACACTTGATCGTATCCTGCAGGAACAGCTAACCATGCAGCGGTACACGGACACCAAACAGGTTTCTGTTGGCGTGAACGGCGTAACTGTTGAGGGGATCAATGCCGGGTTCAGTGTTGCATCTTATCGGGGCATCCCGATTATCACAAGCAAGGATGTGCCCAAAGATACAATCAGCCGAGCATACTTCTTAAACACCGAATTCTTGAAGATCAAAGTCGCGAAGCCGACACAGTATTTCGAGGCAGGGATGTCGAAAGGCGATCCGTTCGGAATCGATAAGATCGGCGACGAAGGTATGTATCGGACTATGGCGGAACTGATCTGCACGAACTTCAAGGCTCAGGGGAAGGTAAGAGACCTTAAGTAGACGGAGTTGATGAGATGACCACAGTAACGTATATCGGCGAGGACGGTGCGCTTGTGCATGGCAGACCCGGAGGAGAGCAATACACGTTCTTCCGGGGGCAGCCACTCAAGATCACTGACAAGGAAGACATTGAGTTCTACCGCGGGAAAGAAGCGCGTGGTTCGCCCTTTCGTGTTACATCAAAGAAGCGGGTCCGTGCCACTCGGGCGAAGTCATCTCATCATATCCCTACAACAACACTACAAAAAGAGGATAAGTAAATGGCTCTAACAGTAGCAATACAGAAGAGAAGTGTGTTCGGAAACAAGCGCGTCCGTACGGTGGATATTGCGTTTGACAGTTCGTATCCCACGAACGGGGAGGCATTGACGGCAGCGGATCTCGGATTGAGCGTAGTTGATATGGTAATACCTTCTCCGACAAGCGGATATGTATTTGAGTACGACTATACGAACTCAAAGATCAAGGCGTACTGGTGTGATTACGACGCGGCAGCGGATGGCGCCATGACCGAGGTCACCGATACGACCGACCTGAGCGGTGTCACAGGAGTACGGCTTTTGGCGATGGGTATCTGATCCCATCACCATTTTTATAATTATAAAATGAGGTGCGGATAAAATGACATATAATAAAGTAACAATAGAGGGCTTAACTCCATTAGATTATGAATCAATCACAGTCGCAGACAGCGCGGTAAGTCTCACAGCAGGAACGTATCTGGACGCAACCATAGCAGAGATGACGCTCGAGACTGCACAGATCCGCATCCGGGACGACGGAACCCCTCCCACCTCAAGCGAAGGGCATCTGGTCGAAGTCGGCGACACAATCACCCTGAACAGCGCAGCACAGATAGCGAACTTCAAAGCGATCCGCACCGGCGCAGCGTCCGGCGTCCTGAAAGCAACGTACTTCCACTGAGGTGATTACAATGATGATACGACGATCAAGTGCGCCAATAACAAAAAACACTGCAAGCGTACAGGACTGGACTGCTGTTGCACAGAACACGATAGCAAAGTCGGCTGAAGTAGACTTGTCGGACGTATACAAGTCGATCTTGCACATCCAAGCAGCTCTTGATACAACTACAGCCCACACAGGTACACGTTTCCTTGTGCAGATTTCTGGATCGGAGTCGGGAGATGAAGATTGGCAGGATTGGGCAGATTTCGTTGCGTTGATCGGCACTGCAGCGACTGACCTGATAGAGGATGATCCACTTGCAGCTGGTAGCACAGACATTGCGCTAACTGGGCATGCACTTACGGTGCTCGGAAAGCAACTATTCATCGAGGACGCAACACTGACGAACTCTGAGATAGTACTTGAGTCTGCGCAGGCTACAAATTCTGTCACCCTTCTTGATGGTACCGCAAACGAGCATGCTGTAAATACAGCAATATTCAACGTGGCGATGGTGCAGAATATATCACTTCCAACATCGGCGAATCGGATGCGGCTGGTCGTTGACAACTCGTATGATGCGGATGGATCGACTCTGAACTACAAGTTGAGAATCAGTAAGGTAATCGGAGAGTGAGAAAGATGGCGCTTGTAATAACAGTTGAAAAAGCGATGGTGAAGAAAGTTCAACCCGGACTATGGAACATTGTGATGCATGTTGAGGGTCGTGATAATGGATTGGTGGTGATCGATAATGACTACTCAGTCCGGTACCGTCCTGGAGATAAACTTACTGATAAATCTCCAAAGTTTGTTGATGTAATTCAGGATGATATTGATAAATATATATCTGAACAATTAATTTTTAACAATGCCGGTCTTACAGCATTGACAAATGTTGTGAAAAGTAAACTGGATTTGGAGAATTCGAAATGACCTGGTTCCAGAAGCCGCCTCTTGCCACCCCACTTGATTGGGGGAACTCGATCAACAAAGGGACAGTCCTGCATCTTGCCATGAATGAGGGACATGGGAATGTCGTGCGTGATCTGTCGATGTATGGGAATCATGGAACATTGAAGGGGTGTTCCTGGACTGACGGCGGAGTGAGGTTCAATGGAACTACTGATTATATTACAATACCAAATTTCGTGCTAACATTTCCCGCAACAATTCTGCTACGGATAAATCCAGCAAATCTAACAGCAACGAGTATAACTTTTTTATCTCGAAACGGAGATACATCTTTTGTATGGTATCATCGACCTTCTGTCCCTGGCATAATATCAATATATGAGGGAGATGATAATGATGGGAGTGCTGGCGTATTACAAGAAAATATATGGCAGTTAGTCGGACTGACATTCGATGCTGCGGGGAATGGACATCATTGGTATAATGGAAACCAGGATACTGCATTTTCCACTATCGTAGAACCGACAAATCCGTTTGAATTGCGAATAGGTGAATGGTCAAATTATGATTTTCATGGCACCATGTCAGATGTGAAAGTTTGTAACCGTGCGCTTTCCGCCGCAGAAATTAAATCATACTATATAAATCCGTGGCAGGTATATCTTGATGATTGAAGGTGATGTTATGGAAATAAGCGACACAAAAACAGCGATCGGATCGATAGTAATACTCAGTACAG